TTCCTGGAGTTGTAAGAGTGAACGAACATTGAACTGTTACCAAATTACCTACCCGAGTGTAATAACCGTTTGATGTGTATGCTGTGAGTGAACCAGATTGAGGCGTAACGGTTGGCGTCCAAGTACCCTGTTCATACCAAGTCAAATTCTGGCTTGTCATCCCCGATGCGGGAGTGTTGGCTGTGAAGTTGATGCCTTTGCCAGATGTAGTTGGAATAATGTTTCCAGGGACTGTAAGCGCAGTTGTGTTTAATGTCATCAATGTGGTTGATGATGATGCGCCTGTTTGTTGCAACCATGTAAAAGAGTAATATGGTGTTCCAGAACCAGTATTCCAAAAATTAACTTCAGAGAAACCACCGCTGGCGTTCCAACTTAAAGCCCCCCCACTTTGATAAGATGGGTAAGTGCCGTTATTGTTTCCCGAAATAATTAAAGCAGCAGTAGTACCAGTGCTTGTAATTGTTGCTGCGCTAATAGCTCGACCAGCAGTCAAGTTAGCAACAGAAACACTATCAGTAACACCAGACTGATTGACAGGAACAATCTCGCTACCCGTTAATGGGGTTGTAGCAGATGTTAGTGCTGATATTTTGGTAGACATAAATTAAATAACGTAATACTTGTTTTGTGCTGCGTTATAAATAAATCTAAAATGAGAGTTAGCCGCAAGAGTTGTTGGAAGAAGGCTAGTGTTTCCGGTAGTAATTCCACCCCAATTAATACTTGTAATTGTTTGTGTAGTTGAAATTGTCCATGTTTGACCATCAACTGGAACAAAAGAACCGAGGAAAGACATATTGTCAACAGCAATTGTTGTTGTAGGCTCCCAAATAATTATTGAAGTATTAGGATTTATTTGAAAGTTAAATGAAGTTGTTGGGGCTAGATATTGAATACTATTAGTATTGCGTTCTGTTGGCGTAGATGCGATAGAAGAACAATCTCCAACAAGAGATACGTTTCTCATGTCGTAATTACCGCTACTACCATTGTAAATGGTTTCAATTTTATTGGTGCAACTACTTACACCAGGCCCAACTATAGAAAACTTTTGACCCGTTGATGTGGCAAAAGGATTTGCAACCGTACAAATAAAATTAGGGTTTATTACAACTGTTGAAGCAAAAGGTTGGATGCAAGCATTTATTTTTGCTGATTGAGTTGAATCAAGATTTAGTTGTGGCGAAATAATAGTTTGAGCAAATCCAGTTAAAAGAAACCAACAATTTTGCGGAATTGTGCTTGCCCAAAAGTATTCAGTAATTGGCGAAATAAAAGTTGAACTTTGACCAGATGAAGAATAAGCGCCATCAGATACTAATCTGGAAAATGTATTTCCACCACCACTATCAATTAACGCCATTCCACTACATTGAGTTAAAAACAAATCAAAAACACTATAACCAGCAAGTGTTTCAACTGCAGGGCCACTTGTGGCTTCTGATTGAATAGTAAAAGAACATTCAAAAACTATTGAATTAGGTAACATTCCAAGTGCGCCATAAGTATTTTGAGCACAATAGTCAAACTTGGAATTCCAAATAGCGTAAGGGCTTAACGCTTCAAAATACACCGCTGGAACAGTTGCCCCTGTAATTCCTTTAACTGTAAATCCTGAAAGATTAACATTTTTAACTTGATGTGGGTTAATCGTTGCATTTGAAACAACATACAGAACTGGTGTATCTGTGCGGGTCTGTTGTAAAATTACGGCGCTTTTATTTGAGCCAATTAAACTTACGCCGTTAAGAATGTTTAAACCATTAAGCAAATATGTACCTGGAGGCACATTCACTTGCACATTGCCTGTACCTTGGGCATTGGTAAACGCTGTGGTGCTATCTGTAACACCAGTTGGGTCTGCGCCAAAATCCAACACGTTAACAACTTGACGCAACTTAGCTTGAACCGTAGTGGTTACTGCGCCTGTGCCGCCTTCGTTGTACTGAATGCCTGCTGCGGCAAGCGGTGTGGGGAAGTTGCCGTTGTAAACGGCGTCGTTGACGTCGTTCAGCCAGGACGAAGCGATGATGGTTCCGCTGTTGAAAACTGTTGAGCTCATGGTTGGTATCCTACTGTGGCGCAGTCAGCAGAACCATAGTCTGCTGTACCCCAAGCGCCTTGTAAAGTGCAAAATGACGGGTATGTGCCTTGCGGCCCCGGAACGTATTGAAAATCTTTACCGGCGATCATACAGCCTGGATAGGCCAGGCCAGGCATCGCAGAGATGCCCTGCATCGTGCACACCAGCACGAATGCGTCGCTCTGAGGCTGTGCCCAAGGCACAGTCTGATTGTCGGGCAGGCCGCGGACAAAGTCCTGTGGCTGGCGCTCTTCCCAGTGCTCTGGACAAACGTAGTACCCCTGCCAGTACTTCTTGAGCTGCGAAGCCTTCCGCTTCGCGCCACACTCGAAGCAGACGGCGTTGTAATCCCCTAGACGGAGATAATCAGCTTCACCACGGCCAGGAGCTGCCACATTACACGCCCATTAAGCAGGTCGTAGCAGCGGTCGCAGCGGTCGTTCTGCACCGCACGTAACGCCAAGCGCTACCACCCGAGTTTTCAACAATTGCGCCACTGCCTGCGCCAGCAAGAGTGATCGTGCTCGAGGCAGTCGTGCCGGTGATAGGACACCAGTTGGTGTTGTCGAGCGAGCCTTCGATCACTGCGGTGGCCGCAGCAGCCGAGGTCAGCTGGAACACGCAGATGATCGAGTCTTTGTAAATGCTGTTGCCGGTAGCAGGTGCGCTGATGCTCAGATCACCGCTGCTGTCCATGGGCATGTGTCGGGGCGATGTGCCGCCAATGAGAGTTACGTCCATGATGATTCCTTAAATTCCCATTTTTGTGCAATCAAGCACCAAGTGAAACGCACCTTCGCCCGACACCTCGAGCCACAGCGATTGATTCTGTGAGCTCGGCTGCAAGCTGTCGAACTGATAATAGTTCAACAGGCCACGACCCTCGACCGGCAAGACCAGACCGTCATCAGTCCAACCAAACCGGACCTTGACGCCGCTTTCGCAAGCGTACTGGATCTGATCCAGCTTGATACCGGTTGGGTTGTCCTGGAGGTGCTCACGGCCAAGGATCACGGTTTGTTCAACCGGACCTTCGCCCCACACCATCATCACGGTGTTTTTCTTGCCGTCACGAGTGATCTTTGTTTGCACTTGGATTCTCGATTAACGTTGGATTTCCTGAGCAGCCACCACAAAGTCCAAAGACAGCGTTTCGGTTGTCACAGGGGTGATCGCAAAGTAAGGAGTCATGACCGAGTTGGTCAAGGTGGTTGCCGAAGAACCGATGGTAGGCGAAGCAACACGTGCGGCCAACTGGTCAGCAATAAAGATTTCCAGGTCAGTGCCGTTGTAGGCAAAGCCGACGTCCAAAGCGGTTCCGCTGGTGATGGTGGCCAGGTTGCTCACCAAGGTGGTAGCAGTGCCGCCAACGGTCGAAACCAGGCTCAAAGAAGTCGAACCGGCAGCCTTTTTGATCAGCAAGCTGTTGTTGGTCGACACAGTGCCACCGCTCGATGCAATCAAGCCCATAGACAGGACTTGGGTTGCAGAGGCAACAGCAGAGCACTTGAAGTTGGTTTCAAACCACAGCTTTTGGCCAGCGATGAACTGGAAACCAGCGCTGGCTTGGTATGCAGCAGTTGCAGTGCCAGAACCACCGGGGGTGATGACGCCCACGCCGCCCAAAGCGTCGCTGGTGGCCAGGGTGGAGCTCGTGCCAGTCACGGTCCAGCCGTTGTCTTTCACGAAGAAATCGGTGTAGTAGGTGGCCACAGCATACCAGTTGGTCTGGTTGATGGGGTCAGTCAAGGGGTTAGAGCTCGAGCGAACGGGGCTCGGCATGGGGTAAGAAGCAAGGGTGCGACCTTGAGGCTGAGTTGAAATGCCGTAGGTCAGTTTGGTTGCGTATCCAGAACTCATTTGTAATCTCCTTTACGTTTGAGTCGGTTGTGGCGATGTGCCTTGCGCGATTGTAGAGAATTTCCAGCGTTATGCAAGAACAATAAAAAAGCCCGGCGAACCGGGCTTTTCGATAGATCAGGTGATCTATTAGGGTCCGTTAGAACCGAAGATACCACGGGGGTCCGAAGCACCGACGCTGAAGCGCATGTAAGTAGCGGCTTTGGCGTTTTTGGTGTCGAAGTCGTTGTCTTGGTCGAACATGGGACGATCGCGCCAGAACATTTGCATACCGTTGGGGCAGTTGGTACGAATGAACCAAGCGTGCGGGGCGGTGAAGTAATGGTTCAGCTTGATGCCTTTGGGGAAAGCGTTCACGGCCTTCAACACGTTAATGTTGTTGTTGGCAGTGTTCGATTGCAACACAGACTTCAAGATGCGGTTGGCGTTGTAGAACTCTTGGCGAGGAATGTGCAGCGACTCAGGCATGATGTTGATCAACAGACCGCGATCATTTTGAGTGCCCATGATTTGAATGGTCAAATCTTCCAGAGCGGCTTCCGACAAGTCGGCAGCGGGGCTCAGTGCGTTCGAATACGTACCGCCAGTTGCGTTGACGTGGTTGGTCGAAACCAAAGCAGCGCCGTCGGCAGTGGTGTAGTAGGTGGTGCTGAATGCGTTGTTGTACAAGAAAGCAGCAGCGTTTTCGATCGTTTGGTTGATCGAGAAGGCGTTGGCTTTTGCACGACGCATAGAGACTTCTTCGTACAAGTTGTCGCGCAATTCTTCGTAGGTCACGATGTAGCCCAGTGCGTAAGCAACGTGGGTGTAGGTCGTAACGATACCTTGAATTTCCGAGTCGTATTGAATCGGAGCGCCTTGGGCTTTGACGGGAGCCAATCCAAAGCCGGTAACTTCAACATCTTGCTCGTATGCCTTGTCGGAATCGAGTTCGTTGTAGAGGTCGCCGTATTCTTTGGCGTGCTCAGCGTAAATCTGACCCCAAATTGCATGAATCCCTGGCCAAAGTAGCTTCGGGTGTGTACCTGTGTTAATGACGCCTGCCATGGTACTCTCCTTTCTTTATTAGATGCCAGCGGTACCGGTGCCGGTGCCGTAGACGTGGTTGTTGATCTTGCAAAGCACCTTGGCGTAGTTGCCAAAAGCGTTATTGGAAGTACGAGTCAGGCCCATCAGCTTCAATTGCAAGGTTGCGCCGTTACCAGCAGTGCTTGGATCAAGCTGCCAGCCAGACAAGTAACCGTTGCCAGTGCCAGACAACAAGTTGGCGTTTTGGCCAATGTTGGAAGCAGCCAAAGGAGTACCGCCGTTGCCAGAATCCTGAACTTCAAAGATGATGTTTGGATCGTCAGCAACCATGACATACCAGGGGTTGGTATTGCCATCGCCACCAGCAGGGTAGTAAATGATGTTCAAGTTGTTGGGGTTAGCGATCAGACTCTCATAACGTCCAACGCCGACCACAGCACCAATGATTGCATTACCAGTGCCAGCAGTAGCCAAAGTAACACCAGCCACACCGTTCGTGTCGGACGTGCCAGACAAGGTTACGGGGTCACCGATATACAAGGAAGTGCCATAGTTATAAGCGACGCTATACAAGCGCGCTTGCCCGCTCCAGGGGGAGCCGTTCAGGTACTGTACGGGCGACAGACCAGCCGGTTTATTTACGTTTGCCATTAAATTCTCCAATACAGAAGATGGACACTCCGATTATGCTTGACGCCGCTTCGGAGTAAACATGTTTGCCACCGCTTTACGATTGGCTTCTGGAACGTAGCGGTTATCAGACCCATTCGGGTTGCCACCAACATCCCCACCACCGCGCAGCGTTGACGCGATTTGCTCATTTTTTGACTCAAGTGCTTGCTGATCTTCTTCCCAGTATTCGAGTGGGATTTTCATCAAATACAAGCGTTGTTCTTTGCCGTCTTCGCCAGTATCGCTACCCGCAACAAGACTGACTCGACTGCCCATGTCTGTATTTCCGTTTTTGGAGGCATCATCGGCTAAGCCGGTGTTTACTACATCCACCTCATCGGATTCGACAAAAGTGTACCCGCCTTTCATCGCTTGTGCAATACGTGATGGAGTGCCCATCATCCAGTGCAAGTGATAGCCAGGAATTTCAGGGACCGACAGCTTGAGCTGCGCGGTCGACATTGGGATACGTTTTTTGTCTACTGCGGACTTCTCAAATGAATTTGCCGGATTCTGAGCGGCTTTGTGATTGCGGACTTGCATGATTAAGCTCCTTGGAAATACAGATTAGCGTAATAGCTGCGCCATGCAGCCATGTCTTTGAAGGCACGACCCTCGCCGACCAATTTTTTACCCTGACGATCGCAGGTCTCTTTGGCGTCAGCAGGCAAATCGCTGAACGACTTACCACCGCCGCCGCTGGCTCCAGAAGTCTCGCTGGAACGTGCACCACCGACTTTGTCGGCGCGCGGAGCACGGCCCTCGAGCTCTTGAAGCACGCGATCAAAAAAAGCGCGACCTTGCAAGTTATCGTTTTCAGGGTCAGAACGCAAGACCTGGGCGATGCCCATGGCCTTTTGGGTTTTACGCTGATCTGTACCAAACCAGGTGTTCTCACTCATCCAAGCAGCCAAATCGGGGTGCATTTGCTCTTGCTGCGCGGGTACAGCAGCTTGAGGGGCTTGGGGCGTGGGCGCAGCTGCTTGGTTCTTCAGCTCTTGAAGTTCCTCTTGCAGCGCGATTTCACGGTCCACATCACCGTCGATTTTGGCTTGCTTCAGTTCAGCCATGACCTCGCGGCGTGCCTTTTCGACAGCTGCTTTGGTGGCATCGGCATGGACTTTTTGAAGTTCAGTTATGGACTCCTGGGAAGCGCTGAACAGATTTTTCATCTTGTTCAACTCTTCAGCCTGCTGTTTCACAAGCGTTTCAAGACGCTCGTTGTTTTTACGCAGGATGGGCATCACAGTGTGACCGCGCTCCACGAAAGTATCAGCGTCGACCCAGCGATTAGGATCTCCCTTGAACTCTTCTTGTGGAACCCAGCCCAGTGTACGGGCTTCTTGCTCGACGTTCACTTCACCTTCCATGATTATTTCTCCCCAGTGATCTTGCAGAAAATATCGCGGTCATTGACCAACCGATAGCGCTTGCCATCGAGTGGGCCGGTAGCCATGTAGCCTGACATCTTGGCAATCAATACCTTGTCGCCAGGGGCTGCACGTGCGGGTTCGTCAGGCCAACAGGCGGGGCCTATCTCCACGACGATGGCGCGTTGCTCAACCATCAAAGTTCGGTCTTGAACGAAGTCAGGGATCTCGATCAACGAGTCCTTTTTCTCCGGCTCATAGTGTTTGACCAACACTGCACGGCCCA